ATTAGTAAGTCGTAATATTCCATTCTCTACTACAGCATTAGATGCGCCACCGGCGTTCCAACTGGTAATTTCATCCGCTGCAATCGAGTCGCCCAATTCAATTGGACTACCGGAATCCCATTCTGTAATGGCAGAGATATTACTTATACTATCTTTTCTAGCATAGCTATCTTCATCGCCAAGCTCCATCCAAAACGATGTCGCGGCGTACTATGTCTTGTGATAAACATATTCTTTATAACCAACTCGAATAACATCACCATACTCATAACGACTAAATGTTGTAGCACTATGTTCATCTGGCAATGATGTTAATGTGCCACGCCAATGCATTGCTCCTGTTAATCCAGCAGTAGCATTATCTACATACTATTTTGTTGCTGCGTCTAAGTTTCCAACAGGGTCATTATTTAAAGTTACATTTCCTAAAAATGTACCGCCAGTAACTGGCATAGCATTGCCTGAAATAGAATTAGAGCGCCAAGTTACTCCACTAGATTCATATGTAAATGAAACAATTTCATTAGGCTAACATACTGCATTCCCAGTAATAATACATGCGGCAGTTGTGCCCACTTGTAAACTAACATTTGAACCTAAAATATTTCCATTAATAAATTTAACACGAATGGTTATACCATTATAGAAAGAATCAAATTCTGGTAATATTACTACTTTTGCCGCAACATCTGCATCAGTATTACAAATACCGTATAAAGTAGAACCAATAAGCATTTCATTGCTGTCATCTACTTGAAAAGCTCCAATATATCCATTACTCATTAGTTACCACCTCTTTTTCTACAGACGATACAACAGAGCGAGGTTCGTATAATAGCTCTGGTATTAATCCTGTCTAAATTTTTAATACGTGATTTTGTACTGTTGCACTAGTTATACGACCACTACGCCAGTGTGTGATATCACTTGCAGATGTTTGTCCAATTGTATATTGGAAGTTAGATAACTATGAATACCCATTCGCGGCGGTATAATGAAAAATACGATTAGTTAATAGGTCAACATATAGTTTATCTGGAGAGCCAATTGCTGGGAATTGTTGACGAGTCGCAATCTTTACCAATTCAACTTCTTTTCCATTTAAACTGCCAGAATCAATAAATGGTAAAACATTAGTATTACTATGTCCATCACCAATTTTTACCCGAGAATATTCATGTGTATTATCTGGTAAATATATAATTAATTCACCTTGAAGAGGTACAATGGGGTGTAAAATCCAATTAGCCTCTGTATCACTTTTTAACTATATCCTAGTTTCAATTGTATTATTTGCTACTGCCATATATACACCCCCTATTATTAAACTACTTCTGTGCTTGAACCACAGTTAAGAATTATATATGTATTAGCTGTTTGTTTTAAATCTGATACATCTTCAGTAACGGCTATGCGGCTTAATAGTAATTTTTTATTCGCCTAATCAACTTCTTCGCGGCCGCCCCGACCGTCAGGAATAGTAGCACCTTCAAGAACATTTAGATTTAAAGCCGCCTAGTCAATTGAAATAAAGACTTGTTTATCTTGGTTTGGTACCCATTCTACATTATTAATGAAAATTTGTTCAATTTTATTTTCATGTTCTGTATGTGGGTCAGGATTAATGGTAACTACTTTTCCTTCGTTTGGAGTTAATTCTTCTCCATCATAGATGATTTTCTCAATAATATTAACCTATGCTTCTGCTTCAATGTCATTCAATTTCTATCGTGAAGCATCATCAAATTCACTCACTTCTAGATTAACACTATTAGGTGTACCTTCTATTGTAGTAGGACGTACTTCATCTCCATTTAGAAGAATATGTTCAATTAAATTACGCTACGCGCCCTCTTCTATTTCATCTAATTTCTATTTATATTCATCTGTAAAGTCATTAGTACTTAAATCCTTACCTTCAACTTTATCAACTTTACCATCAAAGGCATCGGCTAATCCAGCAATCTTACTTTGTTGAATTTCTGCATCTGGGTCGATATCTGCATCTTTAATACTTCCTTTAATTGCATAACTTCCTTCATCACCCAATAAACGCCATGCCGCGCCAGTCCAAACAAATTCTTTCTAATCATAAAGAATGACATCGCCAGGCTGCGCTGATGCTAAACTATATCCAGAAATACGAGGGTCAACACTACTATTATTTGTAATAGGAACTCCCGCATCTCCAATAAAATGCATTGCACCAGTTAGCCCTGCTGTAGCAGAATCAATATAGGCTTTAACTACATTATTAGGTACTAAATGATTATTATTAGCAATACTATCTGCAATTGGAATTAATTTTACAGGGTCTGTTCCATTACCAACTAAGACATAGTCTTCAGTTAATGTATTGCGGCCTGTACCACCTTGTGATGCCGCGGCCGTACCATTAATATTACCAAATGTAGGACGAGCGCGCTCAACAGTAATTATACCTGCATTTTCGGAAACAGCTGTAACAAACTAATTATCGCGCGCTTCATCTGCTGCATTTAATTGTCCAATAAAATAACGAATTTGTTCTGCATTACGAGATATTAAATTTGGATAATCTTCTATGTTAGAGCGTCCTAACCAATTAACTATATCTACTAAATCTTGCAAATCAATGGCTACGCTCGTATCAACAATCCAAGTATCGCTATCTGCATCTTTATAACGTAAATAGTATTTATTTTCATCTTCATTAGTACCTTGTACTAACTGATAGGCGCGTGGAGCAACAGTAGCGCTACCACCACCGCTTCCACCGCCACCTGGAGCATATTGTTCAATATAGGCTTGTAGTCCTTGAATTTCCTAAGCAGTATAAGTAGGCTTTGATGCAGATTTAGCCCATGTATATACATCTGCTGCAATAGCTTGTACCCATGGTAATTCATAGAAATAGCTTTGTCCATCACCAATTTTTATACCTATTGCTGGCGGTGTATTTTCTGGTCTATTATTCGATAGGCTTTCAATAGTTCTATTATTAGGAAACGCACATATGGCGGCTTCACCGACTTCAAGAATAATATCACTATTCATCCATTCGGCATAAGTACCATAACGTAGTAAAATTTTAGTTTCTAATACATGGTCCGCCATACCGTTCACCTCCTTTTATTAGGCCGTACCACCATATAAGATTAATGTGTCACCTGTAGGTACATATAATTTAGAGGTAGAAACGGCATTTAATGTCATAAAGCCTTCTTGTGTTACATTTAAGTAATCTGATGTTGAATCATTTACTGCTTTGACACCACCTAGAGTGGTTGTAGATGCAACAGGTAATGTATATCCGCTATGATCACTAGTATTGCCAACTTGGTCCCAAGCATCTTGAATATACATATATTCATCATAGCCGTTACCAGCAGAATTTGGTACCATATAGATTGTATTTTCATCTATATCCTGTGTTGGTAATGATTGTACGATGGCACGTTTTAAATGGCCCGCACGGGCAATAGCATCAGCAACAAATGTCTCTAAGAAACTATAACGTACAACATCTGTTCCCAATTCAGGGTCATAGTCAATAATTAGATGTGCGCTACCACCAGATTGAGCTATTAAATTTTCAATATCCGCTGCGAACTAATCACTAAAGGTTAATTGACCATCACCCAAACGCTTAAAGTAACGTGCATTTAGTTTATTTAGATAAGGTAAGTGAGTCCAATCACGAATACCATCACCAATTTTAATTAGAAAAGTATCATTTTCTAAACCAAATTCGCCTTCTGCAAGAGTAGGATTTCTAGTAGTCCAGTTATCGGCTGTACTATTACGAATAACTAAAGTAGCAAGAACGCTATTTACTGTACCTGGCATTATGCGTCACCTCCATCAATAATAGTATTCGCAATTAACATTGCATTTACTGGAATATATTCATTGTTCCAATAATATAAAATACGTTCATCAAGAGCAAAATATAATTTATCTTGCTCCCCAACTTGTGGAAAATTATTGAAATTTTCAAATAGAATTTCCCATCTATTAGTCTCAAGATAAGAACCAAAGTAATGATGAAATTCTTCGCGCGTTCCATGATAACCACTTTGAGCCGCTAATAGATAAATCTAATCTCCTAACATACTCAAGCCAACTGTCTCCCATGGATATACGACTTTAAATTCTTCAGTATCTGGAATTGGTAATGTTATCCAACCACCATCTACCCAATTACTACTTAGCCATGGATAAATCATAGCTAATCCCGCTGCGCGCGGACGTGGAGGCATGATACGAGTATCGTATTCAAGCAATAGGTCGCGCGTGCGCTATCTATTACTCTTGTACATTACGCGTCACCTTCTTTATAATACATGGTGGTAATGAAAATGCTGCATAATAGGAATCCACAGAATTGGCGCGTATTAGCGTAATATCCCAACTATAGCGGCTTCCACGGTCATCTGGTTCAATGCCAATGGTATCATTACTTTCAAATGTAAATTCTAAAGTATCATTGGTAGCGTCAATTTCTTTTTCTAACACAGTGGTATGAGTTAAATTATCATAGATAGCAAATATTGCTTTATCTCCTGCATCAACGCTACCTTGAGTTGGAATTGTTAAAGTTCCTGTATCACCTTGTGGGATGATTAAACGGCGCTAAATTAGTCTAATCATATTATCACCACCTTATTTTGTTTTTATATTTTTTATACAATTCATCTTGCTCTTCAGCAATTGAGACAATATCATAATTAATTGTTTCTAACATTATTAATTTACGTTCAGCATGACGTAATTCTTTTGATACGTCAAGTATTAGAGTGTCTATATATTGAGCAGCAGCAAGCTCACCAATTTCTGTAAGTTCATGCCGCATTTCCTAATATAATTTTTTAGTTGAACGTTCCCATTCAACCCATTTTGTCATTAGGTCTTTTATCGAATTTCTTTTTGTATTAGTATCTACATCCATAGTGGTATACTTATGCCACATTTCAGGGATTATTTTAGGTTGAGTAAGATTTTCTGTTTTTAATAATTTGTGATAGTGCTAGGCATAATAGTGTGAGAGATGACGATAGGACTTTGTTTCTTCTAGATGATGATAATCATGACATATGGAATAGCCACGTAAGCCTAGGAAATCATATGCCTTAGCAAAATCATCATGATACATTATTCCTTCTACCATATGGCCCGCGATATTATTAAAAATTTCTTCAATAGTCATAGTGGTTCCTCCTTAAAAGAAAAAAGGGCGGGATATTCCCGCCCATCTAAATTACCGAATTTGTGTCACTACTACATTAATATGAGCATCTGTTAAATCAGTATCACCATTCATAACTTGAAGAGTAGTTGGACTAGTTAGACAATTGCAATTACAGTTATTCTCTAGAACGCGCACAAAGGTTTTAAAGCCATAAGTACGAGTATCTGTGACAGCCGCGGGTACAAAACTTGAAATCGCTTGAGGCTATGCTACACCGTTGACATAAAGTTGAACTGATACTTCTGTCGCGGCATCTGGAGTGGCAAAACCATCCATTTCTACTAGATAAACACCACGTTTATTTAGGTTGATAGTTTGATTACCATTGAGAGATTCGCCGCATCCTTTGTCTAAAACAACATTGTTAAAAGAAAATGCGGTATTAGCGGGAACAGTTAGATTTGATGAATAGACTTGTAACATACAAATCATCTCCTATAAATAATATATTATAATTCGCTATGCGAATTATTTATAAAAAAATAAAGAGGACGTACATTAAGTACGTCCTCGACATTTATGTAAATTGATGTACTTAATACACTCTCTTACATAGAATTAGTAGATACAAAAGAAAAGAATATTATTAAATATTTATTTTATATCTATCCAAATACGACCATTTACTTTTATTTTATCACGACCTGTGTTATCTTTTTCATCTGAACCCCATTCATCATAATCGGGTATTTCATTTACACTACCAATTATACAATCTGGCCAGTTTCTAATTTCTTCTCTCGTCATTATATCAACTTTACCATCCGGTGCTGAGCATACACAATCTCCAAGATGATATTCTTCTCTTGAACGTGCAGGATATGCCAATACACGGCCAGAAATTGCAACAGGCATTTTAGTTTTATCATTTTCATCACCAAGAGCAAAACCCCATGTGTCTGAAGTAATACGGCAGCCAGGTTCAAGACGCTTTGTGGTGCGTATACCGGCTGGTGTAATTGCATATCCTGGTTCTCGTAATTCAGATTTACGACACTCTGCTAAGTCATTCCAAACTGCATTAGTTACACTATCTCCAGCGGACCATATTCTTTTCCAAGATGTCCAATTTTGCCAGTCACCCATAGAACGGTACCATATACCTGCCGCGCTAGTCCACTCTACACATATTTCTGCAGAACCAGAAGTACCATGTCCAAAACCAATATAAGCTGCATAAGTAGTTGGTGAATTAGCTGCACCACCATAACTACGATAAGTATATACTCCATCATAAACTGCAGTACGACCGGTATGAACTGGATTTTTATCTCCTAAGCAAGCAAGATATGTAGCACTATTTACATTTAAATATGCAGTTTGATAAGATCTAATATAATTATCACTACCATTAAAACCTAAAACACGAGGAGGAGAAGAAGCATTATTTTCATTTCCACCACCAAGATTAAGATAACTACTAGTATAAATATAATTATTATTATCAATTCTTAAAACAGCAGTACCCCAACCATTTGTACCACGATCACGCGTAATCGCAAAATCAGTCATACTAGTAGAATACATACCAACCGTCCAATTAGTATTAACCTGACTATTAATTTCTGCAGCTGAACTACTATGAGAAAAACGTATACATGGTGAATCTCCACCATAACTGTGAATTTTCATAACGACACCATATTCATGTGTACCATTATATAAAATATTCAATAAACTATTAGCTGTACCGCCACTAGTTACATTATCATCAATTGTTAATTTACCACGTATATGAAGAGCATCAGCTAATTTACCACTTCCACCACTTTCATCAGCTTTATATACATATAATTTTGCATCTGGGCTCATCGTGCCTATACCAACTTTACCTTCATGATCAATAATGACTCTAGCATATGTACCATTTGCATAACTATTTGTGGTACCAAAAATTAAACGAGTGCCATAACTACCAGAAGATTGGCAATAAATACCTGCCTGTGCAGTATCTGAGTGCCCCCATGTGATACCACTAGAATAACCATCATTGATATCACTACCACTACCAAAATCAAAATTTAAATGTAAATCACGTATTGTTGTACCTATTTTTAATGAAGTATCAATACCTAAGGGTGTATTAGTTATTTTAACTAATTTTAATGAACTACGAGTAGTAATTAAGCCTCCATCAGTTAATTGAAAATCAATACGTGAAGTTCCATTACTATGTATTCTAAAATGATTATTATATACATCCAAATTAGCATCATATGCACTATGATTAGGATCTGCAGATAAACGAATCTCTCCACCTTCATATGCAGAATCTTGCGCGCGCACAATTAATGTACTTGGCACCGATACTGTTCCAGTAAAATAACTAGTACCATTAACATATAATCTATAATTCGTATCCTGTCCATTAACTCCAAATCTAGTTAGTGCATAAGCACCATCTGAATTAATTTCAAAAAACTATGTCCGTACTGTATTATCCGAATTAGTATAATACATACGAGTTACAGGAGTATAAAAATATCCTAAATCTAGATGACTTCCAGCACCATTTACGCTAATATTACCATTATTATGATTATTTAACACAGGCCAATCTGTACTTGAATATTTCATATAAATATGCTTTCCAGAATCTAAATATAAATGTCCCTTTAAATAAAAATTATTATTTAATTCATTAGACCAAGTTTTATCTCCGCGGAAAAAATAAGCATTTGTACTCTTGCCTAACATTTGATCTAATGTCCAAGTGACCGCGCTAGTACCATCAACATTATGACCAGTTAAGCCAATAGTGAATGTACGTAAATTAGTCCACTTATTCGCCTAATAGCTAGTCATGTTTTGTGAGCCTTGTGCCATACACTCACCTCCAATTTACTAAAAAAAGAGGGGCGCACCGAAGTACGCCCCATGCAATTACATATTGCAGCCTCCACAGAATGGAGAATTTCCAGCATTATAAGTCCATCCATTTGGATAACGTACAACGCCTGCTAGAGCATTCTGTAGCTCTAACTGATTAATACGATTTTGCATTGCTGCAAACTTGTCAGCATTAAACATATCTTTAATTTCCTGAGCTTGTGCAACAATATTGGCGTTAGTAGCCGCGTCACGAAGTGCCGCATCATAGTTGTTCTGCATTAATTGACGACTTAAGCCGCCTAAGCATTCATTTTGATGCGCTAGCAAGTTAGCTTGACCAACTGCTAAGCCAGCAACGTCACGTTGTAGTTCGTTATACTTGTCTCCAACATAACCAACTACATCATGGTAAACTTGATTTACCGATTGGATATTCTGTAGAGTGCCAGCATTAACTGCGGCTAGAATATCACGAGTCTATGCTTGTAGATTTTGGTTATCAAATCCACGATTTACATCAGCTTGAATAGCATTAGCGTTACCGCCATTGTTGCCAAAACCGTTGAAACCGCCGCCTACCATGGCTAGGATTGCAAATAACCAAATCATTCCGCCCCAACCATCGCAACCATTGTCACGATTCATTAGAGCAACGTCACTGGCAGAAAGACCATTTTCACCCATAACTATCACCTCCAAGTGCCCTGTTATGGTAGGGTGTATTAATATCTGATGAAGCTCAACCCCATCATAATTAATGTAGTTTTTTAATGGTCTTTTTAATGAAAAAATTTTCAAAATAATAAGAGACATTTCTGTCTCTTATTTTGTCGCAAGACCATTGGCGCGAAGCAGCAATCCCCTACGACATTTTAATTATATCATAAAATTAGATTTTGTCAAATATTTATTTTAATGCTGTCAAAGTTTCATTAACTAATGTTTCAACCGCGAGTCTATATTTAGCAGGAATTTCATCTAGTACCTTTAATCCATTGATGACTAAGTTGGCATAAATTTTAATCTTTGTCATACTTCTTCACCATCCTCAAATAATTCAATAAGTGCCATTTGAGTATCCATGATATCATCATGCAACTTAATAATATATTCATCCTTAGTATATTTAAGACATTCATAGGCATAACCGCTAATAGTTCTACCTTCAACTTCCTTTTCATATGGACGAATATTTATAGCAAGAAAAACTGCATCATTTGTAATTTCAATGTTTTTAGGCATTGAGTCACTGTACTGTGTTCCTAGCTTAATCATACCATCACCTTCTCTTGCCATTTAGTAATATTATTTGTATAAATATTATTTTTAGTTGGGATGAACATTAGACGAGCACCATATGACTTATAAGTAGAATCATTTGGCTGTTTATCACACCCATAATAAAATGGACCATCGCTTTCTTCAAAACTCCAACCGCCGCCATGTACTACCATACGGATTCCAGTTAAGTTGGAATCGAACCAACCATTATCACCAATAGGTACTATACTATTAGCATTATTTGCTTCTGCTGGCATTAATAACCAGTCATATGCTTTTTCACCATATCCTAATGCAGAAATCCAACCGCTATTATTTGGTAGACTAAAGCCTGCACTTTCATAATCATTAGTAAGACTTGTATAAGAATAATTACTATTTTTACAAATATAAGGAATGCCGCCATTAGAAGTAGTATTACCACTAATTAAAATGCCATTAAGCATTTGCCATACATTGCCCCAAGGATTCTCTAAACCACGATAACTAATCGCTGATTTATCATTATCAGAAGTAGCTGTGGTACTTCCATTAGCTTCTAAATAGGTAGTCGCCGCGACGCCGCTGGCATTACCTAAACTTGAAGTTGCGCCAGTCATTGCGGCGATATTATTCTCTCCACTGCCTAGATTACATATGCCTTTACCTAATGCATTTTGGCCGTTAAAAGTACCAAATTCAATTACTTCTAACATCTAATTCGCGCTTTCAGCCTGTATATTAAAGATATGCCAACCTTCACCACGGTTATTAGCTAACTATTCTGCTTTCTATAGACTTAAACCGCTACTGCCGGTAATTGGTTTAGTATTAATTGCAGAAGACATCATATCATGATCGAAATCTACTTGAGTTGCAGTAGTACCATAATAAGCATTTTGGCTAACATCATATAATCCGCCTTCATAAGCAGAGAATAAGACATAATCTAATTCTTCACCATTAGGTAACTTAAATATTGGATGCACTTTAAATCCATTTTGTGCAGTATAGGAAATCATAAGAGAATCACGAATTACTGTTTTACCGACTTTATTAGAAGTAACAGTAACTGGAATACGTTGATAATAGAATTTTGGTTGATATACCATTACCTGTCCATTACCGCTTTCTTTAAAATTAGGGTCTCCATAAAAAGCATTAATAGTACCATCATCTGCTACATTACAACGCATTCTACCGCCATACATTGGATATTTATTAAAGTCTGAACCCATGTTCTTTCCTACTGCTTGCTATGTACGTTTAATCGTTTTATTATCATAATCAATTTCAATACCAACTGCATCACGAGCAGTATAGCCGCCAGTTGCAATCAGTGCTTCAATTAATTCACTTTCAAGAACAGTACCAGAAACAATATTGCCATCTGGTCCAACTACAACTAATTTACCATTATTTTCAGAACCTAGATTTACGCTGTCTGCAACTCCACCAGAGCTACTGCCACCGGCGGGAATATTAGCAATCTATTGGTCTACATAAGATTTATCCGCCTTGGTGGTTAAAGAAGTATTAAATACATTTGTAGTAACATAGTTATCTAAACTACTTGCATCTGCTTTAGTAGCTAAAGCATCTGTAGTAGCCTTCTATGTCATATAACCGTCTGTATTTTGTCCTGTAGTAGAATAAGCAGTTGGTAGTTCTCCTTGCGCTGCCTATGCCGTTTCTAACGCGGCTTGTGCAGTTTCAAGTAGCGTCGCCGCGGCGCTTTGAGTATCCGCGATATCTTTTGCAGCGGCAGTCACAGTAGCAACTGCTGCTTCTGCATCTTGCTTCGCTTTTGCGGCGGTTTGCGCTGCTTTATTCGCTTTATTCACATAAGCATCGGTTTTTCCTTGTGGTGTCATTGCTTTCGCAAGCATGATATCAATTATATCCATTAGGACTCGCCTCCTTGTTCCTCGGCGGTGTCCCCGCCTGCTAAATTCACCCATTGTTTTTGACTATTTGCCATATATACTTCAAAGTCATTTATAACAATAGCCACAGAACCCATTGTAATATACTCGGGATCAATTTTATTTAAATCTGCGACTGAATCACACATAAATTCATAAGTGATTATATTATCCTATTCGCCGCGTTTTGTCATAATCGCTGCCATCTCAATCACTCCTTTTATTCTATTGGGTATTCCCTAACTAAAAGGTACTTGGGATAGAAAAAAATAATGGCTTTTATTTTGTTAGATAAAAAAAATAAGGGCGCCGAAGCGCCCTTAGTTATGGAGTTAAGAATTTACTCATCATATATCCAGTTTTACCTTGATATGTGACCTTAGTCCAACTTTCACCTAAAACTTGAACTCGCTCACCTTTATCTACACGTAAAATAATTGAGTCATTGGTAGATGGGCCAGTACGTAATGCCACTTTAACCGCATTAACTACCGCACTTCCGACTTGAGAACTTGGAGTTTCGTCTTTAGAAGCAGAATAATCTACTCCTTTCATTTCTCCCCATTCTGCCCATTTACTATTAGTAATCTTAGATTTAATAACACCAACTTTCGTTGTGCTTGCTTCAATTACTTCACCATTGCCTATATATAAACCAACATGAGAACGGTCAGTGCCATTCTTTAAAACAAATACTGCGGTGCCCGGCTTGAGAGCTTCACCATCAGTGCGCTTGCCGCCGCTTAGTTTTCCCTTATTAGTCATATACTTGTTCCACATTGTATTAGAACCATGATACATATATCCTCCGAGTTTACTAAAGGCCCAAGAAAATAAACCAGAACAGTCAGCAACATAATGGCCAACCCATTGCTAGCCATACTATTTTGCTGTATCACTAGTAGTTCTATTTTGTTTTTCCTATGTCCATAGGATTCCGGCTGTATTAATAATATAACCCCAATGGTTATCTAATGCATACTAAAACTTTTCAACAATTTTAGCCGCAGGAATCATCACTGCCATCCTCTGTCGCCTCCTCATCTTCGCTGCTGGATTCATCTTCTGTTAATGAATCTTCAACATCATCCTAAAATTCTTGTTTATGTTTAAGAGTTAAGGCACCTACCCGACTCATTACTTGCTTAAATCCGCCTGATTCAAGCCATTTGAAGATAAATCTATCGCTATATATATACTTCTCTCCTAACGAATTAACCAGATAGGTGCCCATATTGACTAACATAATCCAGTCCAGTTGATATAAAGTGGATGCTAATGCTTCTGCGGCCACGGGCTATGCCGTGGCTAGGAAAAGCGCACAAAATCTGTAAATTGCCCATACCCAACAAATGAACTTACTCATCCATTTACTATACTGTAACGCGGCTTTTGCAATCTTTTTACTTTTGTTACTCATAAGCATCCCCTCCATTTTATTAGCAGTAAAAAGGTTCTTCTTCTCCAAACCATTTCCACCGTATTATATCATCTAATAGGATACATATGCCCGCAAGAACAAACCACGCACCCATAAATGGAACGCTACACTAACCCCAACAAAATGCCATAAATTCATAATGCCATACGTTGAGACCAAGCCATACGTTTACAATAAGACCTGTGATAGCCTCTCCGATGGTTGCGAGTATCATTCCTAACGTGCATTGCTACCAAAAAGGCATTTTCCAAGGAATATATTCATTGATGCTGCCAATCATTACTCCAATAAAACCAGCAAGTACAAACATACTCCAATGAGTTATTCTACCTTTCCACGCGCATTCTATCATAAAATAAATAGCACCAAAGACCATAAATAAAACAATATTTTTCTTTAGAAAATTTTTCATTTTTCAAGTGCCTTCAATACATCGGATTTATATTCTTCCGGAATTGCTACACCATATTCAATGGCCGCAATTTCTTCAATAGTTTCAAGTGCATTAATATAGCCTTTTAGTGCATTATAATATGTAGTATGATAGATTTTAAATGCTGTTGCCGCTTCTACAATCTGATTAATTTCCTGATTTGTATA